AGTCATGATGAATGGCAAGCAGAACAAGATCAAGTAATAGAAGATCTTAAACAAACGTTTAGAAAAGAACAAATTAAAGGTGAAGGTAATGACCCTAAAAAGACAAATCAGTCATTTGGGACTCCGCATGATATTGCATCGATGCATGTTGCTAATAAAGGAGAGTTATTGCCAGGCCAAGAACAAGAACATGTAGCAGGGCCAGGCCGACCGCAAGGACCGACAACAGGAAAATCTCATAAGTCACCTTTTGGCCGAGACCCATTAGCTGCAAAACAATTGAGTCAAACATTTACAACCGACAAAAATCCACTTCAACACAAATATAGAGGTGGAAGTCCATTAAGTACTGAAAGTAAAGAAATAAATAGTTTGATTGGCTCAATGAAGTCGTCTCAAAAATCACCCAAAGTGATTCAACAAACGATGATAAATGAGAAGAAAAATAATGATTCTGGAACAATGTTGGATGAGAACCAATTGATTGAAGAATAATTCAATATTGATTTCCTAATCACTAGCATATTTATTAAAAAATTATGAATATACAGGGCGCAATTTCATGAAACGAATAAAACATTCAAAGGTAAAAAACACCGGACTAGTATTTGAGTTGCTCGTACGACAGGTTGCTTCTGATACAATGAATAATGCAGATTCGAAAGCACTTCGAGTTATTAAAAGACATTACCATTCTAAATCAGAACTAGCTAAAGAACTTAAGTTGTATCGTACATTAGCTGAAGAAAAATTTGCAAGCGAGAATAAAGCTGAAAAATTTGTAGAAGCAGTACTAAGAGCAAGAAAAGAAATTAACGAGACTAGACTTAGACGAGATAAATATAATCTTATTAAGGAGTTATCGAATACTTATAAAGTTGGAGACTTCTTTAAATCTAGAGTTAAAAATTATAAATTACATGCAACAACTTATAAACTTTTTGAGTTTGCTGAAGCAGATGATCCTAAAGAATATGTATCATGTAAATTTACATTAGTAGAACATGTGCAAACTCAGCCTAAAACTAAAAAAGGCGCCCCTCTTTTAGTTTCTGAACATAAAGATGTACGTATTTTAGCTAGTAAGTTAGTAGTTGATAAATTTAATGAAAAGTATTCCAATTTAGGAATATCACAAAAGAAGATGTTAAAGGAATATATTAACAACGTAACCAATTCAGTTAAATTAAGAAAATATGTATTAGCCGAAACTAAAAATCTTAAAAATATTATTACTACATTGAGAGCATCAGTTCCTAGTAAAGTTATTAAGATTAAATTAAATGAGGTTGCAAATCTATTATCTGAATTAAATAAGAAACATACTATTCAGGATAAGGATGTACTAACAATGTTGCGTTATTATGAACTTGTTAATGAACTTAAAAAATTGGGGAATAAATAATGCCGACACCAAATTATCACAATATAGCAGACCATACGGGGTCAATGAAATCTAATGATTCAAAAATTCATAATGGATTATATACTTCAGTACACAAACATACTGGAGGATTAACTATCTTTACAGGATCGATGTTCGGATATGGAGGAGGAGTAATGTTTGCTTCAGGTAGTTCAATAGCAGGAAATGCACAAGGCGGAGGCAAATTTACATTTGTAGAAGGAGGAGAAATTAATTTCCAAGATTTTGCTGATATAAATAATACATTAAGTTTAAGTATGGGCGGTGATTCTGTAATTCCTATTTCATGTTATTCAATTTCATCATCAACGGCTGAGCCAGATGTATATACATTTAAAAGAAAGGATTAATATTATGGATTATTTAGATAAGTTCAAACAATATATGAAAGAAGCTAAACTTGACCCTGTAGGTAAAGAAGATGATGATATAGATAATGATGGCGATGTAGATAAGACAGATGATTATCTATCAAATAGAAGAAAGGTAAGGTCAAAAGAAATTGAGGAGATGAATGTAACTGGTAATTTAGATGGAGGAGAAGGTCCACCTAAAACACCATATGCATTTGGGGAAGAAGAAGATGAAAATGAAAATGCCGAAAAACTAGGAATGAAAAAAGCTACTAAGACTAGTAAACATTCTGCAAAGGTTGAAAGTATGTATAAAAAAATGATGAGAGAAATGGGTGACCTTACATTAAATGAAACATCATATAGAGATTATAAAAAAGATCCAACATCAACTCCACAACAGAAAGTTAACAGAGGTATCATGGAAGTTAATAAGATGTTAGGTCAAATGGAAAAGGTTGTTCAAAACAATTTAAGATTAAAAACAGAGATGGGGGTTCAGTCAAACCATTTCTGGAAAGCGACAGGTAGTAGGTTTGCTAAAATAAATGAAAGAATGACTAGAATTGCTAATAGATTAAAGGAGCTATCACAATGATATTAAACCGTACATGGCCACAGTTTATTAAAGCTAAAGAAAATAAAAATTTAACTCTCACGGAACAAAAAAGAAAATATTCTGAAGAAAGAAAACGTTATGAAGCACATATAACATTTTTGAGTTCAGGACTATATAATAAGGGATAAACATGAATAAGCAACTATTAGTAGATTATACAGTGTTTGAAGTAACACCTCAGGCAATTAATGAATCATTGACACAGAATAATGGTAAGTTAATTGTTTCGGGAGTATTGCAACGAGCTGAGGCTAAAAATCAAAATGGAAGAATTTATCCAAAAGAAACATTGATGAGGGAAGCAAAGAAATATTCTGAATCATTTGTTAAAGAAAGAAGGGCATTAGGAGAATTAGACCATCCAGATTCAAGTGTTGTGAATTTGAATAACGTCTCTCATAACGTTTTAGGTATGGAATTTAAGGGAGATGATTTAATAGGTAAGGTTGAAGTGTTAGGCACCCCGGCCGGAAACATACTTAAAGAACTTTTTAAGGCCGGAATTAAATTAGGTATATCATCTAGAGGTATGGGGTCTGTAAAAGAAGTAATGGGTGAGGCAGATGGGACATTAGAAGTACAACCAGACTTTGAATTGATTGCATTTGATTTTGTTTCTAATCCATCAACTCATGGAGCATTCCTTTCTCCAGTAAATGAAGGAAAAGGTAATAATGCTGTCAATAAATTTGCCGGCATAGAAAGAATAATAACTGATATAATAACGGAGTTTTAATCATGGCATTAGAAAATTTACAATCAAAGTATGGACCTTTTAATAAAAAGGGACAAAAAGGAACGGGCGAATTAAAAGATACATTAGCACGTGAAGATGGAAAAGGTGGTCTAGCAACAGGAGGTAGTAAATACCAAACTTCTGAAAAGGTAGGAGTTAAACCAACCGGAACAGATGTATTCGGAAATATACCAGCAGAAAGATCATTTGAATAGGGAATTGATATGAAACTAAAAAAATTACTAGAAGGGTATGCTTGGGAAAGAAAGCCAGGACAACCATTACCAACATTAAAAGATACAACTAATGCACATTCATTAAAAGAAGCCGACGGTACACAAGCAAATGATACTGGTGAATTTGATTACGACTATTTCATGAAACAATTTGATTCAGTTCAAGAAGTAATTGAAACGACAGAATATGAATTACTTCAAACATTAGATCAATTAGCTGAAGATGATGATGTGTATGGATTAGTATCTGATAATGCTGAAAGAGCTGCAAACCAAGTTCGTAGATATATAAATGGTGCATATAAACAATTAGAAGGAATTAGTAGATTATTGAAAACTGCTAAGTCTAGAAAAGAATTTGATCAATAAGGAGAGAACATAATGAAAAAGTACGAAAAACAAATGATGAAACATATCCTTAATGAGAAATACTTAGGTGAGGAACAAGAAGAAAAAATGACTAAAGAACAAAAAAGGTCATTTTTAGAAGCGGTATCCAATTTTCATAAGTTAGGTGAGATGGTATATTCCAAAGGTGGACTACAAGAAGTGAGTACAACATTGCAAAGCGTGGTAGAACAGGCCGAAAAGATGACCATTGATGAATCAGAACATTGGTTTGATAATATGACCGTATCTCGTCATATGAAACAAATGAATGAGGCAATGAAAGTATTTGAAAAGACTGCAGGTGAAATGAGTGGATTGCAACAAAGATTAGAATCGGCATATGAAGATGTAGGTACTGTATTAAATAGATATTATAAAATAAGCGAAGCAATGGATGATAGAGATGAAACATTATCTGAAGATGGTTGGCAAGATAATAATGATGCAACACCAGATAGAGGGACATCATTAGAAGAAAGAAAACGAAAGTAATATTAGGATTAATGAAAAATAATCTTTATATTAAACATAATATTAAATTAATTTAGTTATATGAACAAACACGAAAAAAGAAAAAAGTCTATATTACCGGGAGGCGTAGGAGTAAAAGTTCTTTCTTACCAAAAGAAAAACTATAAGACCGGTAAGATGGAAACAGTAGCTGATATAGGACATGCTTTAAGAGCATTTAAAAAAGAAGTTAAAGAATCAGGCAAGTTAGAAGAATTTAGAGAGAGGAGATACTTTATTCCTAAATCTGCTAAGAATAGAGAGAAGATGAAAAGGGCTCGATATTTTCAATGGGTTAGTGATATAAACGCAGATTAAATCTTATATCATATGTGAATTAGTACTTTTTAGTACTTTTTTACGTTAAAGCCGAGCATTTTTTTAATTGTAGTATATATATATTAATGAACGATACCGTATCCTAATATATGGTCACTCAACTAATTAAACACTAGAGTGCAATCCGCATTCAATTGAGGCTCTTAATAGCCTTATTTCCAAATTAAATAAGAGGAGAAAAACTATGGCAAAAACAGATTTGCTTAAAGAGGCAATTGCAGACGCGAAAGCTGTAAGAGAGACTGCACTTGCTAACGCAAAAATTGCATTAGAAGAAGCATTCACTCCAAGAATTCAATCAATGTTATCTGCTAAATTAGCTGAGGAAGAAGAAATGGACTTAGAAGCACCAGTTGCTGAAGAAGAAATGGAAGATCCAGTAGCTATGGAAGGTAGAGGAAGCATGAATGATGCTGATGAAGATCCAACCGATATGCATTCTGAAGAAATGGCACCAGAAGAAGAAATGACTGAAACTGACGGTGAAATGGAAATGGAAGAAGCAGAAGGCGAGGATATGATGGACGAAGAAGAAGATCTAGAATTAGAAGCTATTATCAAAGAATTAGAAGACGAAACTATGGAAGAAGACATGGATTCATCTGATATTGGTTCTGGTGATAATGAAGTTTCTGAGGACGAAGAAATGGAAATGGAACCGGTAACCGAAGAAGGTAGAGGTGACGAGGACATGGACGAAGAAGAAGATGTATCTTTAGACGAAATCATTAGCGCATTGAGAGAAGAAGAGGGTGAAGAAGAAGTAACTGAAAATGAAGACAAAGAAGAAGTAACAGAAGAAGAAGAAACTAAAAAAGATTTAGAAGAAGCTTACAATGTTATCAGATTCATGAAGTCTAAATTAAATGAAGTTAATCTTTTAAACGCAAAATTATTATTCTCAAACAAATTGTTTAGAAACCATTCATTAAATGAAGGTCAGAAAATGAAAGTAATAGAAAACTTTGACAGAGCTCAATCATTGAGAGAAGTTAAGTTAGTATTTGCTACATTAGCTGAATCATTTAACTTAAATGGTAGAAAAACAAAAAGAACAATTAAAGAAAGCTATGCTTCGAAGCCTAGTAGATCAACAAGACCAAGTAAGAAAGTAATTTCTGAAGGTTCTGATTTATCTGCAAGATGGAAGAAGTTAGCTAATCTCTAAAATTAAAAAAGGGGAAAAGAAATGAACATTAATTCATTATTGCCTCATGATACTCAAAACAACCAGAATGCTGTTGCAATCCAACTTGAAAAGAAGTGGGAAAGAACAGGTCTTTTGGAAGGAATGAGTAATGAGGTAGAAAGAAAAGGCATGGCGGTTCTATTAGAGAACCAAGCTAAGCAATTAGTAACAGAAGCTTCTAAAACTGGTACAGCAGCTAACTCGGAAGAGTGGGCAGGTGTAGCTTTACCATTAGTAAGAAGAATCTTTGCTGAGATCGCTGCAAAGGATTTTGTAAGCGTACAACCAATGAATTTACCATCAGGTCTAGTATTTTACTTAGACTTCAAATATGGTAATTCACAAAATGCTACTGGTACAACTGGTGGTAATGACTTTAATACTGCTTCAGGCAACACATCTCAATTAGATTCTGTATTCGGCGTAACGGATAAAGGAAGAGGTGATGGAACTAATACAGCAGTAGAAGGTCTATATGGCGCAGGTAGATTTGGATACACTATTAATGACGTATCATCATCTGCTTTAGCTAATTCATCTTCATTTGGACCATCAGCAGTTGTTGGTGATGACAAATTTAGAACTGGATCAGTTGATGTAACTGATGTAAACTTTAATTCTGAATTCCTTGCTACTACTGGTTCTGCAACTGGTATAGTTAAGAAAGTTCAAATTGATGTTTCTGAGATACCTGGATTTGATACAGAAGGTGTTAGAGGATTTAACCTAGTTGGTGCACAAGTAAATGCAGTTTATCCTGAGTTTACTAAATTAACTAAGTCAGGTTCATTAGCAGCTAATGCTATCGAGTTTATTGTTGACATGGGTGCTACTAATGCAGCTGTTAATGTTGTTTACCATAAACAACCAACAGATGTAACTAGAGGCGACTTTGAAGATCCAACAGGAGCAGGAAATAATGCTGGTTCTAATACAACTTTAGATATTCCAGAAATCAACCTTGAGTTAAGATCTGAAGCAATTGTTGCTAAGACAAGAAAGTTAAAAGCTATTTGGTCACCTGAATTTGCTCAAGACTTGAATGCTTATCATTCAATTGATGCAGAAGCTGAATTAACTTCTATGTTATCTGAATATGTTTCGCAAGAAATTGATTTAGAAATTTTAGATATGTTAATCCAAAATGCTCAAACAACTGATTTTTGGTCAGCAAAATTAGGCTTTGAATATGATGCAAATACAACAGCACATGGTGGTGGATTTGCTAATACAGCTGGTAATTCTGCAGCATACAACCAAGGAACTTGGTTCCAAACTTTAGGTACTAAAATACAGAAAGTTTCGAACAAGATTCACCAATTAACTTTAAGAGGTGGAGCGAACTTCCTTGTATGTTCTCCAACTATTGCAACTGTCCTAGAATCAATTCCAGGATATGCTGCTGATACAGATGGTGATAAAATGCAATTTGCAATGGGTGTACAGAAAGTTGGAGCTATTAATAATAGATTCCAAGTTTACAAAAACCCTTATATGACTGAAAATGTAATCCTTATGGGTTATAGAGGTGCACAGTTCCTTGAAACAGGTGCTGTTTATTCTCCATATATTCCATTGATTATGACTCCATTAGTATATGATCCTAACAACTTTACTCCAAGAAAAGGTGTTATGACTCGTTATGCTAAGAAAATGGTAAGACCAGAATTTTATGGTAAGATTTTCTGTCGTGATCTAGATTCAATATAATTAATTAATTATTAAAATCTATATATTATTAAAAGGCCCTCTTCGGAGGGTCTTTTTTTGGTTATACCTTAGCTACTTGATATTTATATTAAATAGTTAACATAAAGGAGTCACGCGATGGCAGTAAAAGATAATATGGTAAAAAGCCCCCCAAAAGGTAATATTCGATTTTCAATTTCATTATCGAATGAACAAAAAGTAGCAAAGACACAAATATTAAAACATCCTTATAATTTTGTAGTCGGAAAGGCAGGTAGTGGTAAAACATTATTAGCAGTACAAGTTGCATTAGACCAATTCTTTAAGAAACAATATAATAAAATTATTATAACAAGGCCAACAATTTCTACAGAAGATAATGGGTTCTTACCTGGATCTGAAAAAGAAAAGATGGAACCATGGTTAGTACCAATTAGATCTAATATGAGAAAGGTATATAACAAACCACCTATATTAGAAAAAATGGAATCATCTGAACAAATTGAATTAGTATCATTAGCACATTTTAGAGGACGTACATTTGATAATGCAGTTGTTATTGTAGATGAATTTCAAAATTTAAGTAGATCTCAATTAGCAATGTGTATAGGTAGATTAGGAAAAGAATCTAAAATGATATTCTGTGGTGATTCATACCAAATAGACCTAAAAGATAAAAATTGGTCAGCATATCATGATATGGCTAAATTGGCAAATTCTAAACATGTATACAAAACAGTACTAGAAGATAGCCATCGACATGGAGCTATAGATGATTTGTTGGAATTATTAAATGGATATCACTAACTAGCATATTTATATAAAAGAAAATGTACACAAAAGTAAAATGGGAAAAAGCTGATTTTAAATGGAATAAAGCTCCTTCTGCAGGTCATCCTATCTATACATGGGATGAAGTATTATTAGCTGAGGGAATTGCTTCATCTGATAGTGCACTTAAAGCGGTAGAAGCTTTAGAACCAGAAAAGAAAAAGCAGTTTATCCGTTTAATATGTAAAGTTAAAGGAATAGAAACTTATTCAGGTCAAAAGACTATAAGAGATAATATTCAAGTAACTGCAAACGATTGTGAACTAGTAATAAAAGAAGTATTAGGAATAGACTTAACAGTGGAGAACATACATGTATAAATTATTTACAGATAAAACAGAACTATTCGAATGTGATATTAAAATAGAAGGAGCAAGTCTTGCTAATTCAAAAGCACGTTTGGTAGTAGAAACTAATGATTATAGTTTAATGTTTAATGGAAAAATATCATCACATGGAAAGTGTGAAATTCCTATTCGAAAATTAAAAGGTCTAATAGATGAAAATTCAAAAGGAAATATTAGATTAGAAGTAATAGCTGAAGATACATATTTCACTCCATGGAAGTCAGAATTTAATATTGAAGCTAGTAAAAAAGTTACTGTTGAAGTTATTTCTCAATCAAATAAAAAAGTTATTAAAGAAAATAAAATTAAAGTGTCAAATATAAAACAAGAAATATCAAATAATGATATAGACCATGTTACTAACATAATGAAATTATTAGTACGTGAAAATATAACATTAGAAAATCTATCAATCAAAAGAGATAGAGTAAATAAAATAGTTGCAACATATACAAAACATAAACCATTAACTGAGGACAAACATAAAGCAGTAATAAAGGGTGTTCTTAAAGGTTTATATAAAAAATAAGGGTTATAAATGGCTTTACCAGATTTAACAGGCCAAAATATTCAGGATACTTATCAAAGATTATTACAAGTATCCGGAACATTACAAGTTACCGATGGTACTGGCTCAGTAGTTCCATTATTAGACGTAACTGCTTCATATGCTGTTTCGGCAAGTCATGAAATAACATTTGAACTGTCTTCATCTCATGCAGAGTTAGCCGATTCTGCAGATTCTTTAACAACCGGTATTGATATTAACGTAAGGCATATAACAGCCTCAGGTAATATAAGTGCAAGCGGTGAAGTAACAACGGCAGGGGCAAATATAGAAGGCCATTTAATAGGTAAAGGAACAGGACTAGCAGATTCAAATATATCACAATTTACTGGAATACAAGCATATGGTAATTTACAAATGGGTAATCAATCTACTTTTGATGTTCATACAATTACCGGTAAAACTAGTTTTATAGGAAACGTAACAGCATCTGGTGATATAAGTGCAAGTGGTAATATATTTGGAAATACA